GTTGTATTCCAGTGTGGGAAGGTGGTGGAATGACCCAGCGTGAACTCGGCAACACAGTTCTGCACATCGGTGTTGGTGCCAGCCTCGCCGCGCTCGTTGGTTGGAATTTCTGGTTCATGGTGCTCGTGACGTTCATCTACGCCGCGCTGCGCGAGCAGGCGCAGCATCGTTACAAGCTGGATATAGCCGTGTTTGAGCTTGTCAGTCCAAATGCCTATTGGGTCGAAAAGCGCACCTTTTGGGACTGGTCGTGGTTTCGTTGGCATCACGCGTTCGAGATCTTGCAGTGGACGGTGGGTGCGGCGCTGGCATGTGGGGTATGGGAGCTCATTGGTCGGTTCATTGCGTTTGAACTCGTCGACTAACTTGACAATTCTCTGATCTTCGTAAGTCTGTAGGTGCCCCCCTCTGGGGTGAGGGGACATCTGTGGTTTCAGAAGAAGAACTCCAGGCAACCGGCTTGGATGAACGCTTTCTCAACACTTATCGGCTTGCGGGAACCTTTTCGCCATCCAAGGCCGAGATCAAGAAACTTGCGAAGAAGCTCAAGGTGGTCGAATCGACCATTACGAGGCACCTCTCGCGGGTGAGATACCGTATAGAGGAAGGGGTTCCCGAGAATCTTCCCAAGCGTGCTGCGGGTACGGGTTTTGAAGACATTGAGCCTGAGAAGCATGCTGAGATGCTTTCGAAGCTCTCGGAGCCCTGCCGGCAGGTTGCCACTGTGGCCAGGGAGGTTGGGGTCCGCCCTGATATGGCCTACAAAATTGCAAAGGATTTGGATGGTGAGCTTCAGCCGTTGAAACGCAAGATCGAGGCAATTCGGCTCGAGGATCTCACGAATCGTTTTGGGACGTTGGCGCGGGATGCCATTGATGCCATTACCCCGGAAAAGATCGAGAAGGCCAGTGCGAAGGATCTTGGAGTGCTTTCTGGAATTGCGGTCGACAAGTGGCAGCTGTTGCGGGGGCAGCCGACCTCGAGGATGGAAATTGGCGATCGTCGGCAGATGAACGAGTTGCTGGAGTTGCTGGTGAAGGAAGCCAAGCGGCGTGGTGTTGAGATCGATGTCACTCCAGAGGGTGGAGTGACGGCAAAGAAGCCCCCCTATCGCAACAATTTTCAACGACGTATGGACAAGAAAATTGAAACTGGCGACCCCGACGAGACGTTGGCACCTGCATGAGTTTCCGCGGCATCACTCCTAGAAGTTTGACGAAGATGAGCGATGAAGCGTTCCGCGATTTGCTGAGTACCGTTCACAACGATCAACAGCGTGACCGTCGAGAAAACCAGTTGCTCTATTACCAGCCTGCAAGTTCGAAATCTATAGACATACACAGATCTACATCAAAGATCGTTGGTGTTGGTGGCGGGAATGGTGCTTCCAAGACAGATACTTGTTTGGTAGAGATGGCTTCGTTGATGACGGGTATCATACCCTATTCGTTGGAACACATTCCAGAGATGCGCGAGAAGATGCGTGGTCCTGTGAAATGTCGGTTGATCTGCGAGTCATTGACCACGGTTCTTCATCCGATCATGTTGCCAAAACTCAAGTGGTGGGAGTGGAGTGGGATCTCATTTCCGGGTGGCGACAAGGGTCATTTTGGTTGGATTCCACGGGATTGCTTGATTGGAGGAAGTTGGGACAAGAGTTGGAGTGAGAAGCTCAGAACGCTGCGAGTTTACTACCGAAACCCAGACAATCCCGATGAAATTCAGGGTGAGTCGACTTTGCAGTGCATGTCGAAGGATCAAGATCCCACCGACTTCGCTTCTGGTGACTTTCATTTCGTTCTATTTGACGAACCCAGTACCTACGCAATTTGGCGTGAGAACGAGGCACGGACGATGCGCGTGAATGGCCGGTTGATGCTTGCGATGACCTGGCCAGATGATCCATCGATCCCGGTGGATTGGATTTTTTCCGAGATTTACGATAAGGCACAACCGGGTCCTGCAAAGAGTCCTAATCATGATTGGATCAACATTTGGACCACGGATAACAGGAATCTCGATCAGGATGCCGTTGCTGCTCAGGCAGCAAGCTGGTCGGATGAAATTCGTGCAGTACGGATTTATGGAAAACCCATCCGATTTTCCAATCGCATCCATCCACTCTTTACGCCGACTTCAGATTGGTGGTGTTTTCATTGTGGGAAGACGATATCGCCACTCGACGGTGCCTGTATGTGTGGTGCGAAGGACATTCTCTCCTTTACTCATGTGACGCCATTCGAGCCGCATTCCTCGTGGCCTACGGTGTGGGTTCTCGATCCGCACCCTCGAAAGCCTCACATGTTTGCCTGGATTCAGGTAGATCCCAGTGATGACTGGTGGGTCATTCGGGAAGGTCAGTGTGATGGAGATCCTACGCAGGTTAGGGCAATCGTAGACGCAGTGGAAAGTGACCTTGGGTTGGGCGTTGCACGGCGTCTGATTGATCCGAACATGGGTCGTAATCCTTCCTCGAGTTCTCGTGGTGTGACCTGGCAAGATGAGTTCGATAAGGTGGGTTTGGTGACAGATCTTGCGGACAGCTCTGAAGTGGGCCGGTCGAAGATCAACGAAATGCTGAAACCCGATCCCTATACGCGTCGTCCTCGGTTGATGGTCAATTCTCTCTGCGAGAAGATGATTTTTCAGATGACTCGATATGTTTGGGACGATTACCGGCAATCGCTCGAGAAGGCTCAGAAGCAAAAGCCCAAGGAAAAGCATGACGACTACCCGGCGATTTTACGGTACTTCGCTAACGGAGAACCGTTGTTTTACAATCTAAGAGAAGGCACTCGGATCGTGCGTCGTGGATCGATGAAACCAAGACGGGACATCAAGCGCGTTCGTGTGCCGAGTTATGCGAGGATGTGATGTCTGCAGCAGTCTACGTTTGTCAAGGGGGGTGTGGAACATTTGAAGCTGACATTTCGAAGCTGTATCAACGTGGTATTGTGAACGAGCGACTCTATTGCGAGGAGTGCGTGCTGGAGATCGACAAGTACTTGCAGGCCCGCGACGAGCTGCACACGAAGATCGCGGTAGAATGGTCGGAGGGGTTGGCAGCGCTGGTTGAGGAGTATGCAACCGAGGGGAGGCGATTGCCTGATGGCAGTTGAAATCAAGAAGTTGGGTTGCTGTACAGTCTGCGATGTCGAGATTTTCGAAGTGGTCTCTCGTCATATCGATGGCCCCTACAAGGGAGAGGCAAAACAGTTGGGTAGGTCATTGCCGGGTGCACGACGGGTGACCATTGTACGCGCTTCTGGGAATCAAAGTAACTGGTCGTTGTGTTCGGATTGTGAGTTGCATCCGTTGGATTTTCCGCGCCTCAATCGGAAGGAAGTTGCAGCGATGGTGAAGGAACGCAACACCGCGATGGATACACCGAGGCAAATGGAGGCGCGAGAGAAGATGCTGAGTTTGTTCGAGTTCGATGTCCCTGTGGGTGTTCTGGGTGAAATACCCTGGTTGGAGGTCAAATGAGCGCACCCGTATTTGGAGAAGGTATCATCAAGCGCGAGCGGCAGCGCCGTGCGCGGATGGATGATGAGAAGCGTGAGGAAATCGTTCATCGTGTCTTGAAATTTGCTGAGGATGACATTGATGCGCGTGTCGACGATCGGGAGCGTCGGTTGCAGCGTTATGCGAAGTACCGGCAGTGGACGGAAGGCAAAGAATTGCCTTGGGAAAATTCTTCGGATATTGCACTTTCCGACATGACTGAAGCTGCACTTAATTTGCAAGATACACTCGTGAATGCGATTCTTTCGAGCCGCCCCGTGGTTTCTGCCAATGCACTCAAGAAGGAAAATTCAGACAAGGAAACCAGTATTGATCGAGTACTTGACAGTCAGTTTTTCGTGGAGCAGGAAGGTGAGAAAACGGTGGAAGAACTTGCCGAGTTGTTCTTGATTGATGGTGTATTCACTGCCTATACACCATGGATTCGTGAGAACCGGCATGTAACGGATATCCGTATTTTCGAGAAGATTCCACTCGACGCCGTTCCTTCGGCTTATTTCGAGAAACTTCTCAGCCAGGAATTCCCAGGTCAAAATTACTACCTTGCAGGTGACAAAGACGGCTGGGATTATCGAATGGAGCAAGAGAATCCTGAACTCTCGGATGCGAAAATTTCATTTTACACCAATTCAGATACAGACGAAGTAGAGATGATCATCAAGCGGATGACCGAGGTATACAATGGTCCTCGTACCATCGTGAAGGATTACGAGGATGTACTCGTTCCGCCTCGAGTAGCCAATCTCCAGCCACCTAGTCCGAAGAATCCTGGAGGCGCCCCCCATGTGATTCTTGTGGATTATCCAACGGTCGATGAAGTGGAATCCCTGAAACGTGATGGATTCTACGATCTTTTCAGGGACAAAGTAGAAGAAGACAAACTCGGGCTTCGATCGCGTGACGACAGTCGAGATGAGTTCAAGAAGCAGAAGGATGTGATGCAGGGGGAGCAGGACGATAAATTTCCCACCGACCCAAAGCATCGTACGATGACACGATATATCTGTTTCGACGTCTACGATCTCGATGGGGATGGGGTCGCAGAGGATGTGATTTTCTGGGTCTTGAAGGAGGACAAGACGCTCCTCAAGGCAGTTGCGATGACGGAACTGTTTCCCTCCGATCCACCTCGCAGACCACTGGCGGAGACGAACTTCCTACCTATTAAAGGGCGGCGGGAAGGTATTTCGATTTTGGAACTGATGGAGGGTACCCACGATTTTCTGAAGGAGACACTTGACCAGGGGATGGATGGTGGAACACTGGCTACAACGCCCTTCTTTTTCTATCGCGCTGCGAGTAGTTTGAAGCCCGAGATCTTGAGACCTTGGCCGGGAGATGGAATTCCACTTTCCGATCCGCAGCGCGATATCAATTTTCCGCAAATTCCCTTTGACGGTTCATTCGCTCTGAATGCCTTTGGCCTTGGACGGCAACTCCAGGAGAGGCTGACCTTGGTAGGTGATCTCCAGGCTGGCCGGGTGCCACAAGGGAAATCGTCGGCATTGCGAACGGTTGGGGGGATCAACACTATTTTGGCACAAGGTGAAGCGCGACCTGAACGCGTGTTGCGGCGTTTCTTCATGGGATTTTCAGAAATCTACAAGCAAATGCACGAACTCAACCAACATTTTTTCCCTGATGAAAAACAGATTCGAGTGCTTGGTATTACTGATCCCGGTGAGAATCCCTACCCAAAGATCGTGCGCAAGAAGGATTTGAGTGGCCGATTCGTTTGGGATTTCCGGGCGAGCATTCTCAATGCGAGTAAGGTAGCAAAGCAGCAGGGTCTTGATCGGATGATGACGATACTGATCAATCCGCTCATGATTCAATTGGGCATTGTTGGCCCGGAAGAAATCTTTCGCATGGTTCGTGATTCCGCGCAGTTTTCAGGCGTTCATCCCGACCGATACTTGAAGGAGCCGACACCGGGTGCAGGGAAACCGCGACTCACGGCCAATGAGGCCATCTCGATCATCTTCGATCACATGATTCCCGATGGCTTCCCCGCCGAGCCCAGTGCTGAAGATCACCTGAAGCAATTGCAGGGGTTCATGAAGGATGATCGATTTGGACTACTTGATCATGCGCAGCTCGAGTTGTTCCGTATCTGGCTTACGCAAATTGCACAACTTTCTGTACAGGAACAGAGCCAAGAAGAAATTGCCAAGCTCTCTGATAATTTTCAGAAGAAATTGGCTCTTACGAGTGGTGACGAGCGCGGCAACGGCACGACCCCCCCCGTGGACCAATCGCCGCCACCTGTCAATCGAAATGAACTCTTCGATGAGACGTTACCCGGTGCCGGTGGTGGTGGGGCGGTAACATGAGGCCAGACAGGGATTTGGATTGGGGTGTCCGTCTGAAGTCGCTTTCACAGCAGAAGGCAGAGAAGCAGCGGGAGAACCTACAAATTTTGCGGCGCGCAGCTATTTCGTCTGCTCATGTTACGGGCGATGAGCACTGGAATTTCTTTCTCTCCGTGATCAACGCGAAGGTCAAAACATTGCGAGAGCAGCGCGATACGGCAGCGGAATCCTTGAAAAAATCAGACGATTTCAGCCCCGACACGCTGATCAACCAGAAACTTGCAGTACGGTTGTTGGGTCGTGAAATCGAGTCGCTCGAGTGGGTAATTGGGCTTCCCAAGGAATTGCAGGAGCAAGGTGATCAAGCAAGCGAACTACTCGGAACCATTGACAAATCCGCTGATTGACGTGCGTTGCCCAGGTTGCGCGCGCAAGCTCATGGAGTGGGTTCCCAATGTACATACCTGGGTGGAGGTGAAGTGCCGCCATTGCAAAACCTTGGTGTCACTTCGGTATGGGACGATAGGGACAGAGCCCGTGGTGGTTGACAGATGCAGGACCATCGCGTAGTGGTTTAGGGGGATTGCGAGGCCTTTCCGATTTGCGCCATCGAGCGTATGAGGCCCGCCTGGTGAAAACCGGGTGGGCCTTTTGTTTTGGGAGAATCCATGTTGGTAATACCGAACGAAGGTGGAACTTCTTCAGACGACAATCTGGATGAGGAGACATCTGCCCCTGCTACAGGCAACGAAGAGGAATTCGACGAGGAGTCCGAATCCGAATCCGAGTCAGAGTCCGAATCCGAATCCGAGTCGAAACCAGATCGTGCTGCAGAACTCGAAGCACAACTTGCGGAAGAGCGTGAATCTCGCATCCGACTAGAAGAGCGTCTCAAGGCACAAGAAAAAGTGTCTTCGGTCCAGAAGGAGGAGTCGTCAAAGATCTATACCCGTCAGCAGCTTCGTTCCGCGGTCAACGAGGGCATGATCGATGAAGACCAGATGGAGGAGATCTGGGCGAAGCAGGAACGCGAGCAGATTCGGCGTGAGTTTCGTGAGGACATGGAAGTGCGGGATCGGAAGCGAGACAAAGAAAGTCTCGTGGACAGCATGACAGAGCGTTATCTAACGGCTCATCCCGATGTTCGGAAAGTGAATAGCCCTGATTGGCAGCGTGTGAAGCAGGAGTATGATTTCCTGATCAAAATTGGTGACACCGATTCCAAGGAAACCGAGCTCAAGGCACTTCGTGCGGCATTCGGTAGCAACCCGGAGCCCATCCGCGAACGTACCTCTTCGCGTCGTGAAACAGTTGGTGAGTCTTCCGGCTCGCAGGGTAGTGGAGGCGGCGATCGCCCTGTGGATATCTGGAATCAGGTACCCGAGAAGTATCGGTCTTATTACCAGGGACGCGTCAAGAATGGTTCGATGACATTGGATCAGGTCAAGAAGGACATCCCATACATGAAGAGGTTGGTATCTTGAGCGCGTCGCAGCATATTTATATTCCTGGGTCAGCGCCGCTTCCGCGGTTTCCGCGCGAGCATCCGGGGCGTGATGGCCTAAAGGCTAAGACAACTGCGGCGGGCTGGGTGATCGATTATCTCATTCCGTTAAACAAGACCATTCTTCTCTGTTTTAAGTGCAATCATAAATTTAATCCCAAGGTGGTGAACTACGTTTCACTTCATCAGCGATTTGGTTGGGTGAAGTCCACCTGCGATGGATGTAAGAATCCGTACGTGAATTGTTTCATGTACGCGCATGAATCTTATCTCGGGACACGTAGTGGCCAGTGCTGGGATCCCAAGTATCTCTAAGGAGGAGACACAATGGAAGCGATGGGAACAATTGGTGGTGGAGCCATCGTCGTCAAGAAGTATCAAGCAAGCGCAACAATGTCTACAGCAGGGGTTTTTGTTCTTGCAGCCGATCAGGTTTCCTCTGATCTCGCCTCAGTCAAGCCTGGAACAGCGAGTACTGCATTGCTGACTGGATCGGTGGGAGTTAGTCTGGATACGTCTGGGACGATTGGAGCAACAGGGACTACGGACGCGGCATCGGTGGTGAGTGTCACTGTGAACCCTGATTTGATAATTCGTGTGAAGATGTCCAATGGTGCAACCGCCGACACGGCTCTTTCGATCCAGCCAACTACAGCGGCATCGTCAACGGGTGTAACGGCGACAGGTGTAACGACCGAGGATGAGGGGATCGTCTGGGGATATGACGGTGCGAACAAGGGCATCTATCGTCGATGTGACGATGCGGCAGGGAGTGTGACGATTAATTTTCCGAATGCCATCGCATCCGGTGACAACTTCTTGTCGGCGAACTCGCCTCCTTGTGTGGCATCGATTGCAGGTTTGGGTAACGGTCCGAACCTGACGACGGATTTCACGCAAGCCGATGCGACGACCACTGTTCCTGCGGACAACGATACGTTGCAGTGTTTCGATGTTCAGTTGGGAACCGAGGACGATGATGGTGCCAATAACAGTTTTTGGCATTTCGTTCAGAAGCAGAGCATCTTTGGAGGCTACGTCGAGTTGACGTCGTAATTCTTCCGCTGAGAGGGCGGAGTAAACTGGATACATAGGGGGAGGTCTATCATGGCCACACCGCACATTTCAACCAATTTCCCGGATATATTGGATCCGACCTTCCTTCGGATTTTCGATGAGGAGTACGATCAGC